TTCGTTCCGAGGCCCAAGCGGAGCAAGCTCTGGCCGCCCCACGGCAACAAGCCGCTCCCCAGCAAGCGCCTCAAGCCCCGCAGCCTGATCCGCGAGCACAATCGTGGGCTGAAAAGAATAAATGGTTTGGCGAAGACCGCGTAATGACAACGGCTGCTTTTGCCATCCATCAGGAACTTATTGACGAGCAGGGGTTTGACCCAGCGGGCAATGAGTACTATACTGAGATTGATCGTCGAATTCGTTCGGAGTTTCCGCACAAGTTCGCGGCCAAGAAACCGGGTGGGGGAAGTCAGGTCGCTTCTGCTGATTCCTCTGCTTCCCGGAATACGAAACAGGAGCGCAGAACTGTTCGGTTAACGCCATCGCAAGTTGCTATGGCAAAGCGGCTTAACGTTCCGCTGGATCAATACGCCAAGTATGTGAAGGATTGAGACTATGGATCGTACATCGCGCACCGCTGATACTCGCGAAAAAGAAACGCGCCGCAAGCCTTGGGCTCCCCCAAGCACTCTAGAAGCTCCGCCCGCGCCGGAAGGATTTCAGCACCGCTGGATCCGCGCCTCCATTCGTGGAGAAGAAGACAAGGGTAACGTGTTCAATCGTTTGCGTCAGGGATACGAACCTGTACGTGCCGACGAGCATCCGGAGTTTCAAGCACCCACTATTGAGGACGGCAAACATGCCGGAATCATTGGTCACGGCGGGCTAATCCTAGCCCGCGTCCCTGTCGAAACTGCCAATGAGAGAACCGAGTATTACGGGGGCCGAACCCGCGAACAGATGATAGCAGTAGATCAGGACCTGATGAAAGAGCAACATCCGTCGATGCCAATCAATCAACAACGGCAGAGTCGGGTATCATTTGGCGGACGTAAAAAGTCCGACTGATAAGGAGCAACGTCTATGGCTAACGCGACTGGTTCGTTCGGGCTTCGCCCGATCAACCTTGCTGGTGGTGCACCCAACAGCCAAGGTACTAACGCGTATTTCATTGGCTCAACCGCTTCGGCTATTTATCAAGGTTCCCCCGTCATTGCAGTCAATGCTGGTCAAATTGCCATCACTGGTTCTGCTTCGGGCGACACCTATAAACATGTCGGAGCGTTTCAAGGCAGTGAATACGTCTCTTCTACAACCGGGAAAAAAGTCTTTTCCAACTATTGGCCCGGTTCGGGTTTTGCAGACACCAACTTCGACATTGTCGGATACGTGTATGACAACCCAATGCAGCGTTTTGTGATTGCGACTGATGCGACTTTTACTAGCCGCGCAACAGCAAAAGCTGCTATTTTTGAGAGCACCCAATTTGAAACTGCTACCTCCGGTTCGGCGGTAAGTGGAACCTCATCGGCGGCTCTCGACGTCGCAACTTTGGATTCCTCCAACTTGTCTCTGCCTCTGAAGATTTTGGGTATCTATGAAGACCCGACTAATCAGGACTTTACGGCTGCGGGTGTCCAAATGATCGTCATGTTCAACAACCATGCTCTTCTGGAAGCTGATTCCGAAGGCACGGTGGCATAAGGGATCTGATCAATGGCAATTTCGCGCGCCCAGTTGTCGAAAGAGCTTGAGCCCGGTCTCAATGCTTTGTTTGGCATGGAGTATGCTCGGTATGAAAACCAGCATGCTGAAATCTACACCACCGAGTCTTCGGATCGTGCATTCGAAGAGGAAGTTATGCTATCCGGTTTTGGAGCAGCACCGACTAAATCGGAAGGTTCGGGCATCTCGTATGACGATGCTCAGGAAGCCTATACCGCTCGGTATAACCACGAAACCATCGCACTGGCCTTCTCGATCACCGAGGAAGCTGTCGAGGACAACCTGTACGACCGCCTTGGCAGTCGCTACACGAAGGCCCTTGCACGTTCGATGGCCCACACCAAGCAGGTGAAAGCCGCTGCAATCCTGAACAACGCCTTTACGGGTGGTGCTTCGGCTGGCGGCGACGGCGTGGCTCTTTGCTCCACTGTCCACCCGCTGGTTACTGGTTCGACCTTTGCGAACCGACCCACCACTGATGCTGACCTGAACGAAACCTCACTTGAGGACGCTTTGATCACCATTGCTGGTTTTGTGGACGAA